GGCGTCGATAAACGCATCTTCTAGCAGTTGCGCTGCAGCCGATGCCAGCCAGGGAGCAGCAGCGGAATAGGTTTCCTTGGTGACGGGCATGGCTACAGAAGAGAAACAAACGGAATGCTTAGCTCAATGCTAGGCGTGGGCTCATCAAACTCCAAAGAACCCTCTGGCGGCAGGGCAACATTCCCGCCAGCGCCGGTGGCTTGCAGTACGGCAAACGGCACGACAAGGTTCAGGCTTGCCGTGGTCTCAGAGCTGCCCAGCCCCAGTGACGGCACCGGCAGCACCACGTCAGAATCAACCAGTGCAACCATCGTTGCCGCTGGCTGCCCGACGAATGCCGCACTGGCGGGCCATGCGGCAGTCGAAACCGTCACCTCATCGGCATAGCTGATCGACACCATCGGCAGGCTGCCGGTGATCTCGGCGATCCTGGCGGCGGCGTCCACCTCGGCGGCGATGGCCACCTCTGCCGCGTCAACAAGCGACACCTCAGCAGCACTGGCGCGATTGACCGCAGCGATCTGCGCCGGCTCGCCAACCACCAGCACCTCAGCCTTCAGCATGGCGCCGATGACGGCCATCAGCTATTCCTCGAATAGGTCTTCGCCACCGTCGCCACACCCTGCAGCCAGTAGTACCGCTCACCGGCGCTGCTGGTCAGTGAGGCATCCCATCCGTAGCGGCCCACCTCCAGCCCGGCGGTGGTGGCCGGTGCCATCGTGACGCTCACCAGGCCATCGGCAGCGGTCTCCAGCGCGCAGGTGAACGTCGCCTTCTGCAGATCGTCCACCAGCCCCTTCACATCCGCATCGGCGGTGTAGCCGGTCAGGTCAACCGGCTGGGCAACCACCATCGGATCGAGCGCGGTGTTCGCCACCGTGATGGCCGCCCCGCCGTTGGTGGCCGAGACGGTGAATGCGCTGCTGGTCAGCCCGGTAGCCGAGACGAAATACACCTGATTGAGCGTCAACCCGCAGGGTACGTCTGGCGCCTCAGGCGTGGTTGTCGCCGGCAGGGCGGCCTCTGCATCACCCGGCGGCACGATCACCACCTTGTCGCCAGCGCTCAGGCCGTGGCACGGCACGGTGAAGACCGGGTTGCCGCTGGTGACAGCAAACGCCGTGATGGCCTGCTGTTTCTGCAGCGCCCGGAACACCGCCCGGAACGTGCTGTTCTGCAGGATCGTGATGTCCAGCTTGGCGGGGTAGATCACTGGGCCTCGACCTCCGCAGCCACCGCCTCAGGCGCGACCGGCTCAGGCTTGACCACCTCAACCGCCGCCAGGAACGCATCGATCTGGCCGGCGGCGAGCTGCTTGAGGATCGCATTGCCGCTGGCGTGGGCCACGCCGTAGGCGGTGATCAGCTGGATCAGCTGCTCTTTCATCGGGGCTCCTGTCCTATCCATCAGGCTAGAGACTGCAGCGCTGCCTCCAGCGCGGCGATCCTGGCCTCATGGTCGTTTGACACGTTGATCAGGTGCACGCCGAACCGGTCGTAGCTGACGCCCTCCGCCTGGCCTCCGACGCCCCACATCACCATCTCCGGTGCATACTCCGCCACCTCTTCAGCGATCAGGCCCCACACCCTGATGGTCGGATCGTCGCTGGTGTTCTCCGGGTTCGGCAGGTAGCTCACCGGCCTGGTGGCTGACAGGATCCGGCGGCTTTCGGCCAGCGGTGCTGTCTCAATTTCGACCTTGTACTGCCGCGATGACGTGACCCGCTGCACCTGATCGTTGGCGGTGTTCAGGTAGACGTTGGCGCTCACCCCCGTGGTGGTGTTGGTGCGGATGCCGGAGCTGAAGACGGTGCCGTTGGCGGTGAAGGTGCCATCGCTCACCAGCGCGTTGGAGAACGTCTTGGCCCCGCCGATAGTCTGCGCGCCGGTGGTGTAGACGCCGTTGGTCACAGTGGCAGCGTTGCCGGTGATGTTGGTGGACCATGCCAGGCCCGTGGCCGTGCTGCTGTCTGCCACCAGCACCTGACCATTGGTGCCCACTGCCAGCTTGGTGAGGGTCGTAGCGGCGCTGGCCGCCAGCAGATCGCCTTTGGTGTAGCTGGCGAGGTTGGTGCCGCCCCTGGCCACCGCCAGGGTGCCGCTGGTCAGGTTGCTGGCGTTGCGGCATTCGGTGCTGACCTCCTCAATCGCCGCCTGCACGTTGGTGGCGATGATCGCGCCAGTGGCGACGAAATCCACCCCGCTGGCGGTCTGGGTGGTGTAGCCCGCCGATGTATCCACCTCAACCCAGGCCGTGCCGGTGGAAAGCAGCAGATCGGGCGGGGCCAGCGCAACGGCGGGTGCGGGGCTGGTCCCTGTGCCGGACTCGCTGACCACCAGGTAGTAGCCCGAGTTGGCCGCCGCAGCGGCAGGCAGCGCGTTGCCGACCACCAGACCCAGTGCTGTGCCCTCGGCGGTGGTGCTGGCTACTTCGTTGTCGGAGGCGTCATAGGTGCCGGCGAACTTGACCGCACCGGTGCTGATCCCGATCGGCTGCCAGACGTTGCCATCCCACATGAAGAAGGCTTTGTCGATCGGGTTGAAGTGCAACTGGCTGATGTACTCAGCAACGGGGATCGCCTCGCCGATCTTCCCCACGCTGTAATCCGCCAGCTTGGCCCCGGTCACGGCGTCGTTCGCCAGTCGATCGGTCGGGAACTCGCCGGCCGTGATCTTGCTGGCGTTCAGCTCGGGGATGTTCGCCTCTGGGATGGTCGGCGCCAGATGCTGCTGCCATTCGCTGCCGGTCCAGGTCCACTCCACACCCGTGGCGGCGTTGAACCACTGCTGCCCCACGAACGCCCCGCTACCGGACGGCGATCCGTTGCTCACCACGGCAGAGGATTGATCCGCCAGTTTGGCGGCGGTGATCGCGTCGTCCTTTACCGCACCGGTGGGAATGCTCAGCGCGGCGTACTTCAGCTCGGTGATCACTCCATCGGCGATCGTTGCAGCGAATGTCCCGGTGCCGGTGCCGGTCACGTCACCGGTGAGGGTGATGGTCTGATCGCCGGTGTTGGTGCCCGAGCTGGTGCCCGAGAACGTCGAGCCGTTCGTCCAGGTGCCGGATGCCACCGCCAGCGTGCCCAGTCCCAGCGTGCTGCGTTGCGCTGCAGCATCGACACCAGCGATCAAGGCGCGGCCGGCAGCGGTCAGCGGCACCTCTTCAACTGGGCCCGCACCGGCGGAGCTGCGGCCCAACAGTCGATCAGTGGTGGAGACGTTCTGGATGCGGTCGTAGGTGACAGCACCGGCGGCGATCTTGGCCGTGGCTACCGCACCGGCGCCCAGCTTGGCCTCCAGTACCGCCCCATCAGCCAGCTTGCCGCTGGTCACATTCAGGTCAGCCAGCGCGGCGGTGTTCACCGATCCGGCGGCGTAGGCGGCTGAGCCCAGCGGCGTCACCTTTGCCGTGGTCACAGCGCCGTCAGCCAGCTTCCCGGTGGTCACCTGCAGATCGCCGATGCCGGCGGTTGGCATCACCACCTGCTGGAATGCTGCGCCGTCCCACACCTGCAGATTGCCGGTGCCGCTGTGCAGCCACCCGCGCCCGCGATGGTTCCCCGTGCTAGGGGCTGTGACCGCAACGGCGGTTGCTGCATCGGCGGCCAGCTTGGCGGCGGTGAGCGCGCCATCGCTGATAGCCACGGCGCCCAGCTTGGTCGTGCTGCCCTGATCCAGCTTGGCTAGGTCAATCTCGCCGGCGTCCACCAGGTCGATGCCGGCGGCGACCAGATCCTTCAGCGTGATCCGCTTCGTCTCGCTGGCGGAAATGTCGGCGATGGGCACCGCATCATTGGCCGCCGCGCCAGCCTTCGAGAGCGGCGTGAGCTGGGTTATCCGCTGATCAGCCAAGGGTGCGCCTCACCGCGACCGTCCACAGGCTCAGGCTACGGACTGGCTCAGTCGTCCACTTCCTGCAGCAGGTAATCCAGCGACTGCTCCAGCTCGATGCGGTCGTCATCCTCCTTCAGAATGTACTCAGCGGGTCTGCCGTAGACGAGCTGGATTTCATCGGTGGTGACGAAATCAATGGCGCAGCGCACAATGTCGCCAGCGCGCACCTGCACGCCGGAGCGGTTGATCACTGCGGTCAGGTTGTAGAAGATCGTGTCAACCGTGGGATCAATGTCCTTGTCGGTCAGATACAATGCTAGATCAAACTCGCTGCCGATCTCCACCCGCTGGATCAGCTGCAGCAGCAACAGCGATGGCTCGGTGAACCCGATCGTGCGGTAGTTGAACTCGCACTCAATCCGCCCGGCGCCGCTGATCAGCCCGGCGGACAGCTGCTGGCGGAAGCGGTCGCTCAGGCTGCTCGCGTCGATCGTCTGCCGGTCGGTGTTGAACTCATACCCCTCCACCGATCCCAGCAGGTTGAACTGCACATCGCGCACGCGCACGCTGATCGCCAACGGGTTGCCGGTGAACGCTGCCAGCGGGATCTCATTGGCGCGGACGTTGTTGACCGCATCGGTGAAGGTCGGGAAGAATCGCAGGCCGCCCACGGCATTGACGTGCACGTAGGCCGTGAAGCTCTCTTCGGGTGGGTCGGTGCTCTCCAGGCCCCACACGGACGGCGGGAAGCACACCAGCCCCCGTGCATCGGCGGTGCTGATGTCCACCCGATCGCCGATCAGGATGTTGTTGATCGCCCCGTCGAATGACAGCCGGTTGAGCGACGTGTTCACGTCATCGGGGATGATCTGATCAGACACAATGCCGATGAAGGCCTTGGTGCCACGCCTCAGCTTGACGTTGCCTTTCGTGCCGAGGTAGTGCGTCATCAGGCGGCCTGGTTAATGGCCTCGTCGAAGTCCCCGTCCATCGTGAACTGAATCGGCACCACCACCAGCTCACCCACCGCTGAGCCGATCACGGCGCTGGTGATGTAGGCGTACATCTTGATGTCGTCAAGGCCGCCGGTGTCTACGTCAAGCTCCAGGAATACCCGGTCTTGTTCAGTGATGGCGCCTTTTTTGTGGATCTTGGCCAGCAGTGCGGTGAACTGCGTTTTCTGTGCCGACTCGCCCGACTCCAGCCGGTAGTACATCAGCGTGGCGCTGCCGGTCGCTCCCTTCAGCGATGGGATGAACGACCGCGCATCGGCGCCTAGGTCGGTGGTGGGCAGCAGGTCAACATTGGTTTCCACAGACCAGTTCTGCACCTTCGCGACAGGCTTGCCGCTGAAGATCAGCCCCCCGGTTCGGCCTGTGTAGAAACCCATCAGCTGGCGCCCTCCTGCATCTCAGGCTACTCACCGCACGCTGAACAGCGCATCGGTGAAGTCTGCCACCCGGCTGAGCAGCTCACCGCCCACTGTCTCGCAGGGGTGCTCCAGCGCCTTGACCGTCACCTCACCTTCCTCGCTCATCGTCACCTCAGTCACCCGGAACACCCGTTTGCGATCAGCCGCGGCGCCCAACACGAACATGGCGCCCACGTCATCGCTCAGGGCGCTGGCCTTGCCGTCCGTCACCGTCACACTGGCCAGTGAGCGGACGTTGCCGCCGCTGCGATACACCAGCGCGGCGTAGGTGCCATCGCGCAGCTGATCACTCAGCGGGGCATTGAGCACGCCGCCAGGCATCACCACGCCAGCTGTCATCCGGTCCCAGGTGTTCAGGCCCACGTCCACGTAGATGTAGGCGCCCGGGCTCACCGGTGTGTCGGTGGGGACGGTTTGGAACTCGATGCCGCGCCGCACCCATCGCCGCTGATTGCACAGCAGCTTGCCGTAGAGGATCGCCTGCTCGCGCTGGGTGACGAACTGCGAAAGGTCGAACGTCTGGCGGATCGCTGCATCCTCGACGGCATCGCGCAGCTGCACATCCACGCTGGCATTGCGCGGGAACACGTCATCTTCCTCTGTCTCCCGGTAGATCACCGAAGCGATCAGGTCCTGAACACTGGCGCCGTAGTCGAGGAACTCTTCGCGGTAGGTGCCCTCCAGGATGTTGCCGGTGGTGAACAGCGCCGAGATGCCCACGCGGCGATTGGCGCGCCCGCTGCTGTTGACCGGCACTGCCGGCACCAAGGTCTCCTTCCCGCCGATCTTGCCGAACTCCAGCAGCGAGTAAGGCGCCGCCTCGGCCCAGAACTGCCGCCAGGATCCGACCTCAGCAATCAGCGGGTCCATGAACAGCTGGCACCCGAGACCGCTGTTCTGGCAGAACCGCTTGCTCAGGGCCAGGCTGCCCCAGTCCACGCCGGATGGCTTGGCATACCGGCCGATGCCGTTTTCTTCGTCCAGCACGGTATCCGCGAAAATGTCCGGCGCCCAGCTGGTGCTGTCTGCACTCTTGCTGTAGGTGCCATCGTCGTTCACCACCCAGGAATCCTTGCCCTCGGTGACGAACGCCGAGATGCTGCGCAGATCCTGCACGCCCCGGCCGCTGAACACCCCGAAAGCCAGCGTGCTCATCCGGCTGTACTTGCCCTCGGTCGATCCCAGCTGCTGCTCTGTGACGGCTGTGATCTGGAACTCTGGGCCCGCCTCGAAGCTGAACTGGATGTCGGTGTCGCTGCGGACGCTGAACAGATCCCACTCATTGGTGAGCACCGGCCCGCGATCCTTCAACGCCGAGCCGATGTCCTTCAGGTTGCCCACCCACCGAAACTGATTGCCACCGTGCGCAAAGCTCTCGCCCTTGCCGCTGTTCTCGATCAGGGCCACTTGCTGCTGACCGTTCTGCGCCCGCTCTGCCGCCAGATCGCTGATCGGCTGAAACTCGAACTCCCACTTTTGACCGCTGCTGCCGGCGCGGAAATCCAGGCTGATGAAGTGATCCAGATCGGCGGATCTGCGGCAGGCGATGATCAGCGGCAGCAGGTCCTGGGTGGCCCGGCTGAGCGGTCGATACAACACCCGGAAGAACGACATTCGGGCCTTGATGCCGTTGTCGCTGGCCTTGTAACCCTCGGGCTCGCTGTCGCCGTACTTTTTTTGCCGGCCCTGGATGCGGCGGAACAGCTTGACCCGCATTGAGAACGACACCAGATCACAGGCCGTCACGGTCTGGTATGCGGCGCTGTCGGCCTTCACCAGCGCTTTGGTGTAGAAGTTGTCATCCTTGCTGCCATCGCCCGGCGCCTCGCGGTCGTCATAGGCCGTTGACGGTGTACGGCCGGCGGCGACGCAACGGAACGTGGCCCGCACCTCGTTGTCATCAAGGTTGGTGTTGTCGGTGATGCTGAGCAGGGCGAATCGGGCTGTGCCCAGCTGATAGGTGCTGCCCCGGTCCAAGCTGCTCACCAGCTGGTAACGCTGCTCCTGCGCGGCCTCTTCGGCGATGCTGGTTTTCCTGTCTTGGGTCTTGGCGAACACCAGCGTGATTTCCGAGCCGACCGTGTAGACGCCCGTGCCGCCCGTGCCCCAGCCGTTGGCGGTGAGGGTGATGCCGTTGCCGGCGGTCACGATTTCGCCCTTGCTGTCGCGCTCCTGCAGCTGGACGTTGATCGGGATCGGATTAAATACCCCGCAGCTGGTCAGGCTGGAGGGGCTGAATGCCTGGCTGTAGCCGCTGCGGCGGGTGGCACCATCGATGATCCGGCACACGTCATCGCCCGGCGCGGCGCCCTCGCGGGAGGGGTCGCTGTCATCGCCGATCTGCCGCTGATTGAATCTGGCGTTGCCGTTTGAGTTGTAGTAGAGCCAGGTTTTCGATGCGGCGAACTCCCTCAGCGGAAGCTGGCCAAAGGCCACCCGGTCCCAGTCGATCCGCTGAATCCTGGCGGCGCCGGCCACTAGCAGCAGCTGCATGAACTGCGAGCTGCCGTAGCTGCGGACGCTGCTCCACACCAGCGACGTGGCGACGCGCACGCCGCCGCGTGGGTTCTGCGCGGTGTTGGTGTAAATCAGGTTCAGCGGCTCGCCGTACTGGGCCAGCTCCTGGGAGGAGTTGAACCCGAAGCGTGGGGCGAAGCGCTGCTCGCGGGTCTGGCGCGGGCTGCGGCCGGCGCTCGGCACCGATGGCCGCAGCAGCAGGGCGCTGGCCACCTGGAACAGGATGCCCACCACCGTGAGCACGATGGATGCGGTGAGGGGGTTGCAGCGGATCTCCGCCTGCTGATCTTCGATGCTGGGGCTGTAATCCTTCTGCTGGGCCGCGATGAAGTCCAGGTAGTCCTCACGGCTGACGCCCAGCTGCTCAATCAGCTGGTACTCATAGGGCAGCAGGCGTCTCATCGCAGCCGATAACACTGGCCGGCGCCCTGCGGCAACGGCGTCATTACCACAGTCTGTCCAGGGGCGATGAACACCACCCCGCCATCCACCGCCACGCCCAGCGCCGCTGCAGCGCCGGCCAGCAGGATCGGGTCGCCCGGCAGGGCCGCGGCCACGGGATCGGCCATCATGCCCAGCAGGCGCCGCAGGTGGAGCAGCCCGAACGTCTCAGCCGTGTGCTCGCGGTAGACCCACTCGAACTGCGCCGCGTGATCCGGCAGGCCCAGCCGCCGCCGTACCGCGCAGACCAGCTGGAAGCAGTCCGTGCAGCCGCTGCCATCACCAGGCCGGCAGCCCCACCGATACGACAGGCCGATCAGATCGTTCATCTCAGGTAGAGCTCCGCATTGAGCGGCAGGATGCCCACGTTGTCGCTGGTCAGCGTGCGCGCCGGGAAGTTGGTGCCGACCGAATCCATCGCCGATCGAAACCGCAGCTCCACGGTGTCATCGTTGAACCCGGCGCCCGAGCCCACGTAATAGTCCTCGTACTGATTGGCGATGGCGCCGGTGGCGTTGAGCCAGAGGGTGGTCAGGGTCAGCTCGCTTAGGCGGTTGCCGTCGCCTTCCTCCACCAGCCGCAGCACTACCTCCAGGTTGGGGAACAGCACCTGCACGGTCTCATTGTCGCCGCCCAGGCTGGCCATCGCGCCGCTCACCTGGAACGGAGCGAAGTCGTACTTGTCGCCTAGGTAGGTGTACTCCTGGCCGATGAAGTAGTTCTGGTAGCGATGCCGCGTGCCGCCGCTGGTGCGCAGGTTGAACAGCTGAGCGATGCGGATCGTGCTCATACGTTCAGCTCCGCCACCAGCTCCACGGTAATGCTGCTGATCTCATTGCCGGCCCACTGAATCGATGGCGGGCCCGCGTACTCCCACAAGCAACCGTCAGGGGAGCGCAGCATCGAGCGCAGGCCAGGGCGCTGCGGGCTGCTGCTCTGGCCAGCAGTGGTGACGCCAGCAAACGTCTCAGGCGGCAGCTCGAAGCGATCGTCTTCATCGATGTTTTCGTAGTGCCGCACCACCTGCAGGATGTCCCGATCGCGGCGGTTGGCGAAGGTGAGGCGCAGCTGATAGCCGAACTTTTTGTTTCCGTATCGGCGCTTGACCGTCGTGCCCGCCATGGTGCGGAACGCCTTGACCGGGTAGGCGCCGAGCGTCATCTGCCGCTCGTTCGGTTTCAGGTCGGGGAAGGTCGCGGCCATCAGCGGATGCCCACCTTGCTGCGGGTTGCTGGGCTCTGCTGCAGTCTGTCCAGCGTCATGCTCATCCCGCGCCTGGCGCCATCGTTGGCGGCACGCTTGCGGGTTTCGGCCATCGCCGCCTCCAGCTGATCGCGGGAGACGTACTCCACCCCGTTGATCGTGGTGGTCTCGAAGCTCATGGCCAACACCGGTGAGGGGTTGCTGCCGGCGGGCGATGCACCCATCAGCTCGCGCATCCGATCGCCACGGGCACCGTCCGGGGCCTGCAGCGCCACGGGGATGCGGCGGCCATCAGGCAGCGGCACATAGGCCTCATTCATCGAGCCCTCGCCGAACAGGGCCACCTGAGGGGTGCTGGCGACGCCACCGCGGCTGTAGGCCTTCAGCGGCAGTGGGCCGGAAGGGGACATGATGCCGCCGTTGGCGAAGCCGGTAGTGGGGAAGCTGAGGGCGGGGCTGATCCCGCCAGCGCCGAATGGGCCGGTTGAGGATCCAGAGAACCCGCCACCCGCAGAGCTGCCGATCCCGGCGAACATCCGGGCGATGCCGATGGCGATGTACTGGGCAATCATCTTTTTCGCGGTGTCGATCAGCGCGCTGGCGATGCCCTGCAGGAAGTCGGCGAACACTTCTTTGGCGGACTTGGTGCCGGCGATCATCTCCGCCACGCCGCTGGTCACAAGCGACGCGGCAGCATCAGCCGCCTGGCCAATGGCGGGGTACTTCTGCAGGATCTCGTCAAGCTCGCGCTTCTGCTGCTCCAGCACGTTGAACACCGCCGGCTCGGATGCCTGGCGGGTCAGGTCTTGCATCATGCGCTGACGCTCCGCCAGGATCTCATTCAGATCCTGTTCAGCCCTGAGCCGAGCCAGCGCCAGCTGTTGCTCCTTTTCGCGCTCCAGCCCTTCACGGATGGCGGCGGTTTCAGCCACGCCGCCGAGCCGGGCGATTTCCTCTTCAATCGCCTTCAGGCTCTGCAGTTTCTCTAGGTGCTGCTGAGTGATGTTGTCAATCTCGATTTCAAGCTCCAACCGGCGGCGCTGCTCATCGGTTGTGGCACCTAGCAGACTCCTTTCATTGTGAAGCTGCACAGCGGTCTTGGCTCGTTCTTCGTTGAACTCTTCGAGCTGTTTCTGTGCGGCGGCTTGCTGTTCGCGGAGTTGCTGCATTGCGGCCATGTTTTCTTCGTAGCCGGCGACTTGGGCTTGCGCCTGTTCAACAGCGCCAAACCCAACATTCTCCATTGAGCCGCCAAAGAATGTGCTCAGCGCTTTCTGGCGATGTGGTCCCATCCGCTGCACGCCGCTCACGGCGCTGGTGCCGAATGAGTCGCGGGCGTTGCGATTGGCGCGAGGATTGCCGGCCAGCACGGTGGTATAGAGGTCCAACAGGCTGGCCCCCTGGGTGCTCATCCCTGCGCCCTTGAAGCGGTCTTGGAAATACCGCACAACAGGCCCCATCACCTGCTCCTCAAATGACTGGCCGGGAGTGACGCCGTACTGCCGCCGCTCAGGCGCGCCGAACTGGATCAGGCCTTGGTAGTTACCGCCAGCGCCACCACGGATTGACGGGCTGAAGGTGCCGGCGGTCTCAAAACTGATGATCGTCGCCAGGTCGAGCGGGCTGACGCCGAGCTTTTGAGCCGCAGCCACCAGCGCCTTGCCGCGGCTGGAAAGCTCGAACCTTGGGGCCGCAGCAGCCCTGCCCCCCGTGCCAGCACCTGCTCCACCGCCGCCAGCAGCGCCGGGCAGTGCGGGGGCGGGTGGAGCACCGGGGAGGGTGCCGGGAGCCTGAGGCACAAATGGCGCGGCACCCGCCACAGGCCGACCTGTCGCCGTGTCGTAGGTGATCCCGCCCACGGTGTAGGTGTTCGGCACGCCTGCCGCCTGCAGCCGCTGCTGACCCGTCTGCATCGCGCTGACAGCTGCATCCCCCACATTGATTCCCGCCGTGGCCAGGATTGCCATGAACGGGTTGGAGTAGTTGATCATGTTGGAGATGGTCTGCTGCCATCTCGACTGCACGAAATCAAACGCCGCAGAGAACACGTTGCCGATCGTGGTGGAAACGCTCTGCATCGCGCCCGCCAGCCACTGGCCGTCAACGCCGATGGCGCGCAGGGCCTCGCCAGCGCGGTCGCGTGCCCAGCCGAACATTGCCGCGAAGCTGTTGGCGATGTTCTGCACACCTTTGGCCAGGAACTGACCCATCGCCGTAGCCGCATCGGTGATGCGCTTAAACGACGCCTGCGCGTCAGCGGCGATTGATCCCCAGAACAGCTTGAACCGCTCGGGGTAGGTGTTGACAAACTCCCTGAACGGCTCGATGAACTTGTAGGCCGCTGCCGTGGCCGCAATGATCCCGGCGGCGGCCAGTACCCAGGGATTGGCCAGCACGGCGAGGTTGAGGCCGGTCTGCGCTGCAGTGGCGGCGCCTGTTGACGCGGCATAGGCCTGCATGGCCTTCGTTGCAGCGCTGATCCCGCCAATGGCGCTCATCGCCGTGGTCAGGCCGAGAACGGCAACACCGGCAACGGCCGCGGCGGCTCCAACCTGCTTGATCGGCTCTGGCAGTTTGCTGGTCTGCTCCAGTATTCCGGTTGCCGCCTTAGTGAGCGCGATGGTGGCTGGCAGCAGCGATTGCCCGAACTGAATTTGCAGCTCCTGCCCCGCAATCTGCAGGTTGCGGAACTGCTGAGCCGGGCCTTTCATCGCCTCAGCCAGCTTGGGGGCGCCGTCGCGCTCGATCCGCCCGAGAGCGGTCAGCACGATGTCGCCGGTGATCCTGCCCTCTTTCGCAAGCTCGCGGATCTGGCCGATCGGCACGCCCATCACTTCAGCGATGCCCTGCACCACCGCCGGGGTCTGCTCAAACACGCTGTTCAGTTCTTCGCCGCGCAGGACGCCGGTGCCGAGCGCCTGGCTCAGCTGCAGAAACGCCGCGCTGGCCTCAGCCGACGTGGTGCCGCTCAGCTTCGCTGCCGTGTTGAATCCGTTGTAGACCGTGCTGATCTCCTCCAGCGT